TACGTGGTGATATGCAAGCGAGAGCTAATTTTTATCAAATTATGCGTAGAAATGGGATTTATACGACTAACGACATCTTGGATTTGGAAGATTTACCTGAATCTAGTGATGGATATGCTGACAAGTTGTTTGTCTCTGGTGATCTTTATCCAATTGATATGGACCCAACACAACGAAAGGGGGTGACAAAGGATGCCACAAACAAGGACACAGAAAACTCCCAAGAAGTTTTGGGAAATGACCCAAACAAGCGACAATAGTGCTGACATCAATATTGATGGTGAAATTGTTACTGATAAATATTTTGATTCAGATACTAGCGGTTCATCATTTCGAGATGATTTAAAGCAATTAGGTGACGTTGATACGATTAATTTACATATCAATTCACCAGGTGGTTCAGTGTTTGAAGGAATTTCGATTTTTAATCAATTAAAGCAAAATAAGGCGACTGTTAATGTCTATGTAGATGGATTAGCAGCATCAATTGCAAGTGTTATCGCTATGTGTGGTGACACTATTTTTATGCCATCCAATTCAATGCTAATGATTCATAATCCTATGACTTTTGTAATGGGAAACTCCAATGAATTACGGAAACAAGCAGATGATTTAGATCGTATCAGAGAAACGTCAGTTTCAACCTATTTATCTAAATCTGATGGGAAAATATCTGAAGAAACTTTGAAACAGCTTATGGATGATGAGACTTGGCTAACTGCTCAAGAAGCTGTTGATTACGGTCTGGCTGATGAAGTCATGGAATCAAATAAGGCGGTCGCTTGCGCGGTTCCGGATAAATTTAAAGATTTATTCAGAAATGTTCCAAGTCAATTAGTTCATGAACAAGCGAATAAGGTTTCTGATGAAAGACTAAAGATGATTGAAGAAGCCAAAAATAAGAATCAAGAAATCAAAAAAACTCTAGGAGGAATAATGTAATGCCACAAGTAATTACTCTTTATCAAATGAAAGATAACCTATCTCAAGTAGGTCAACAACTTCAACAAGTGAATGATGAAATCTCAGAAAAGGCCGCTAATCCATCCATTCCGGATAAGGAATTAAATGATTTAAGTCAAAAGGCCGATGGTTTGGAAAATCGTTACAACATGCTGAAGACACAAGTTGATAGAAAGGAAAAAGCTGAATCTAATAAAGGAAATGTATTCAAGAACAGTTCTGATCCTAAAGAAAAGAAAACTCATGCATATGCTCAATTAATTCGTGCTGTTATGCAAAACAAGGCACCATCAAGAGAAATTCTTCAAGTTCTTGGTGATGATGATGGTAAGGGTGCAGATAGTACAGGTGGACAATCATTTCTTCCGGTAACATTATCTAATCAAATCATTACAGAACCACTAGAAGATAATCCACTTCGTCAAGATGAAACAGTTTCAGGAATTACTAATTTAATTCTTCCACGTGTTCGTTACCAGATTGATGATGATAGTTTTGTTAATGATCAAGAGGTTGCAAAAGAACTAAAGCTCAAAGGTGATACTGTTACTTTTGGCCGTTATAAGACAAAGATTAAAGCTGCTCTTTCAGAAGCTATCTTACTTGGAACTGATACAGGACTAGTTTCATATACTAATTCGGCTCTACAAGCTGGTTTAGCAGTTAAAGAAAAGCGTGTTGCCTTTGCTAAGACTCCAAAAGCTGGTGAGGAACATATGAGTTTCTATTCAACTGAGAGCAACATTAAGTCAGTTGATGGGAAAGATATCTTTGATGCCATTACTAATGCTGTTGCCGATATCGCTGATGGTTTCCAAAATGGATTAAAAATTTATATGACACGTCCAAACTACTTAGCAATGATTAAAGAATTGGTAAATAATAGTGGCGATTTGTTTGGTAAGAAGCCTGAAGAAATTCTTGGTTATCCAGTTCGTTTTAGTGAATTAGCTACAACACCTGTTGTTGGTAACTTTGCATTTGCTCAATTGAACTATGAAATCACTCAAACATTATATGAACAATGGAAAGATTACGATAAGGGTATTAATTATTTCCAATTGACTGCATGGTTTGACCATCAGATTCTCTTGGCTTCAGCATTCCGTCTTGCTAATGTGACAGCGGGAAAATAGATACCCCATCTGGCAATGGTGGGGCCGACACCTTTGACCCAAGTGGAGATGTTAAACCAACTACCACTCAAACAGTTGCTGAAATAACAGCTTGGTTGAAAGCTCATAGCGTTGATACAACTGGTAAGACAACTAAAGATGATTTGTTAGGTTTAGTACCTGCAGATAAATAAGGCTGGTGATTAAATGTCTGATGAAGTAACAAAAGATAATGTTGATCAGCTAATGGACAACCTAAGAATTGATAATGCGGACAATCCTGAAATTTCAATGTATAGGGATGTTGCAATTGATTATATGGTTTCTGCTATCGGTGGAACCAAAGAAGATAAATTCTATCAAGATAACAAAAGATTTGATTTAGCCGTTCAAATGCTGACTGATCATTATTACAAAAATAAGTCTGTGGCATCTTCAAGTAAGGAGAAAGAAACTTACTATGGTGTCCAGACTTTTATTTTACAGTTAAAACCAGATTATCAATTTTGGAAGGAGGCTCAGGAGAATGGCGATAACTAAAACTGGTGACTTGAATGAAAGAATTAAAATTATTTCTAAGGGTAAAGATTCAACTGATGAATATGGTGATCCGATACCTGGTAAAGATATAGAAATTTATCCAAGACTCTTTGCAATGGAAAGAACCAAAAAGGCTGATGAAATTGCCGAAAATTTGGAAGCTCTTAGAGATCAAGTACAGTTCATTATCCGTCATCGAAGGCGAACTGAGCCTCTCATCACGTCTGATATGAGGCTAATTCACCTAGTAAAACCCGAAAATATTGAGTATCAAATAACTGCAGTTGATTATGACACTCAATATCAGGAATGGGATGTAATCATTTGTGAAAGGGTTGGTCAGAAATGAGTTTTAGTTTGAATGAAGATGTAACTTCAAAACTTTCAGCATTAGGTAATAAAGGCAAAATTATTAGGAACAAATCTTTAAGAGCTGGACGTGATTTAGTTATTGAAAAGTTAGAAGCTAATACTCCTTATGAAAATCAATCAGATCGTAGCTGGAAAGGTCAACGTGAGATGGATAAAATAACTGGTCATAAAACAACATTTAAACATATGAAGGACGATATTGTTTATTCAGGAGTTGACCAAACCGGAGCGGTGAAAATTGGTTTTGGGAAGGACACCTACTGGAGGGTTCATTTTGTTGAATTAGGGACCATCAATCAACCTGCAAGGCCATTTATTTCTGACACACTATCCGATAGTAGAGATGGTTATAAATCTTTAATTGAGAAAACAGTTAGGGAGGAATTAGGAATATGATTCGTAATGCTGCTATTCAAGTTGGTAATTGGATTAAAGAATTTACCATTGGCTTTGATGATTCTAATATGTTTGTTCTTAAATCTATTCCTGAAGAATTGCTTCAAAATAAGTCTTTTCCAATTATTCGAATTGATGGATTACCGACTAAATCAAATATTTATTCCAGTAATAAAAAAAATTACGAAACGGTTGGGTGCCAGGTTAACCTATGGGCAACTACCAACCGAGAAATTGAAAAGTACCATAATTTAATCGAATCAAAACTAAGCACTCATCAATTTGAGTGCTTTTTTGATACTCAAGAAACAGATAAGAATTACGACGTTCAACGTTTAATTCTCAGATTTAATAAAACACAAAGTGTAAAGGAGATTTTTTAAATGGCTGATACACCAACTAAAAATTTAAAAGCTATCGGTACTCAAGGTTTCAGACGAATCTTTATTGGAATTATGGATGATCAAGAAAATGTTATTAAAGTAGTTCCAATTGATGAAGATTCTGGTGGGACTGTCGAATTAAAAACATCTGGATTTTCCGGTCAAATGAATGTTACTTATGCATCTAATATTGCTTACTACGTATCGAATGCTGGTACAGGTACCGGAAAGATTGAATTATCAGCAATGGAATTACCATCTGACGTAGCAACTGACGTGTTGGGTGATGAGTTAAATGAGGATGGAGTTTATATGACAAAATCTGATGTTAAACAACCATATGTTGCCATCATTGCCGAAGCACAAGATTTGAACCAAAAACCTATGTGGATTGGAATTGCCAAAGCTAAGTTCTCAACTCAAGATGCTGAAGATTTCAAGACTGGTGAAGATAAAGGTATGACACCAAATAATGTTTCTCTTACTGGTAGTGCCATTACAAGAAGAAAAGATAAGTTAGTCAAAACTAAGGCCTCGAATTCAAATGGAACTACTTTAGCTCAATTCGCAAAGGTAGTATTCCCCGGATTTACTGGAGACTTAGACGATTCAACACAAGTTCTTGATAACGAAGGTCACAAAACTGATGGCACAACACCAACAACTAATGAAGGAGCAACTGCATAATGATTTCAATTCATTTATATGATCCAGAAACTGATGAAACTAAATATTACGAACAAAATCGAATTTCATTTGGTGAACTTAAAAAGGTTTTGAAGTTTAACAAAATGCAACAAGAAGATTCTGCTGAACTAAAGATTCTTAATACCAAGATGGATAATAAAAAACTCTTAACTAGCACCGAAGAAAAGAAATACATTGAGTTATCTGGTAAAGATGATGTGTATTTGGAGGCTATGGAAACCTTAGTAGCTAGTTTATTTAAGAATCCTAAAGTAACCGTCCAATCTATTGATGATGGTTTGAGTGCTGATGGAATGTCTACATTGTCAGATATCTTAGCTGATGCTATGGGTGGTGTTGATGCTGATAATAACCATCCAGCAAAAAAATAACTGCAGCTGAAGGTCTGAAAATTTTAGATGACTTAACCGATCAACAAATGAAGAACGGCGTGTCATTTAAAGATATTGATGATGCAGATGC